GGAGTCGAGCAAGGAGTCGACGGCGCTTTCGGCGTCGCCGGCGTTGCGGCGGATGGCCTCCAGGGCCCCGCCGACGGACTGACCGATCTCGTCGCCGATCTTCGTCATCCGCTCGAACTTCTCCAGGGCGATCAGCTTCTGCTCGTACTCACCGATCAGGTCCTTGGTCAAGGCGATGTTGTCGCCGTAGGCCTCGCGAACACTCAGCTCATAGTCGACCATCTTGGCGGCGCGCTCGTGGGAGTCGCCCAGGCGGTTGATGATCGTGAACTCGCGATCGAGCTCGGCGTTCAGACGGTCGACCATCTTGACGGCGCGCTCTTTCTCCTTGCGCATCTCCGAGGTCGCCGAAGCGGCCGCCTTGGCCGATGAGGCACTCTTGATGAGCAGCTCACCTTCACGCGGGGCGATGGCGTCGTAGTTCAGACCTGTGACGCGGCTCTTGAGATCAGCCACTGGATCGCTGGGGTCGCGGCTCCGTTGGAAGCTGTCGACCAACGCCTTGGCGTAGCCCATGTTGGCCGGCTCGATAAACTTGGTCATCGTGCCCGTCATGCCGCCGCCGATACCGCCAACGCCGACCTTTTGATAGCCCATTCGTTGTCCGGTGGTGTCGAGATAGGCCTTGGCGATGCTCTGCTGGTCAGAGCGAGACAGGCTGTCGAAGGCCTCACGGAACGTGTCGTCGGCGGTGCTGAGCCGGTCCATCGCTTCTGTGACAATGCCGACACCCTCGACGAAGTCGTCGGCCCACCTCTTGATTTCACGACGGTTGTCTTTGAGGAAGTCACGCAGGCCGCCGGCGAGCTTGGTGACGGCGGGAAGCAAGGCCTCTCCCAGAACGACCTTGGTCTCGGTGCCGACCTCGCCGAGCGAACGGACGACATTCGTTGTGCTGTCGGCGGTGCGCTCTAGGTCGCCCTGGGCCTTGCTTGTCTGGTCCAGGATCAGCCCGGTGCGGGCGTAGATCTTGCCGACCTCGCTGAGCTGCTCGCCGTGCTTGACCCAGCCCTGGCGGGCGGCGTATTCCTTCACCGACGTCTCGTTGACGATGATGCCAAGCCGCTTGAGCGGCTCGATCTCGCCGGTCAGGCCGGCCTGGATCTTCTGGAAGGCCTCCTCCGGCCGGAGGTTGTAGAAACTGGCCATGTCGTAGGCCAGTTGTGTCATGCTCTTGGCGACGTCGTAGGCGCTCTGCTCGGTCAGGCCCATACTCTCGAGCATGACCTTGTAGGTGGCGATATTGCGCCGCGCGGCGTATTCGTTCAGGCCCAGGGCGTCGCTCATCTCCTTGGACCAGGCCCGAGCCTTCGAGGCGGTGGTGTCCATCGAGACGGCGAAGAGGTTCTCCGACTCCTGGGCGTCCATCGCGGCCTTACTGATGGATCCGAACCCGTTGACGATGGATCGGACGCCGAGGTAGCCGGCGCCGAAGGCCAGGGCCCCGCCGAGACTGCGTTTGAGGCTCTTGGTCGACCGCTCCAGGCGGGACATATTCTGCAGGGCGCTGTTGACCCCGGCGCGGGACCGGTCCCGCACCTCGAAATCAACACCGGATTTGTCGTAGCGTCCCATCAACTGCCCTTCTGTTGCCGCTGAGCCGCGGCGTCGAACGTGTCAAACATCTCCTCTTCGGTCTGCTCGGGCGCGACCGGTTCGGCGTCCAGCATGAACTCCTCGACTGTGATGCCCTTCTTTTCCCCGAGCGGGATCGCGGCGATCAGATGCGCCGTCAACTTGGCGATCCGCTTGTCGGCCCGCCGTTCCCCAAAGAGGCACAACGCATCGGCCGCCCGCCACAGGGTCAGCTCAGTCGCCGGCATCTGGGCGATCGCCGCGAAGGCCCCCGGGCCCCACTGCGCCGCCAGTCTCAGGCGGAACTGGAGCTCGGGGTCGGCGGTGAGTTTTTTGCCGTCCCCTGCTGCTGGCTCCGGAGCATGCCGGAGAGCCTGAGGATCCGCTTGCCGATCGGTTCGAGGATCTCGGCGGGCAGGCCCGGCCACTTGCCATCGTCACCGTCGTCGAAGATCCGCTTCCTGGTCACTGGGTCGAACGCGGCAACCTTCGCCAGCTCCACGAGGCACTGCGGCGCGTCGCTGTCCCAGAGGTCCGCCTGCTCGACCGTCAGGCCGCGGAGCTCCATGTGGAGATCCGTCCCCGGGACGGTGTAGGGCTCGGATTTGATCTTCAGGGCGAAAAACGCGTTCTTATCAAAGGGTTTTGGATGACTGCATTCGCTCGGCATCGTGTTTCCTTCCTTGTGTCACTGGCGGGGCCAGCGCCCGCGTTGGTTTAGCTGCCGGCACTACTGGAGCTCGAGCTGCTCGAGGAGGAGCTGGACGAGCTGGACGAGCTGGTCACGGCGCCGGTTACGTCAATCTGAATCGACTTGGTGGCGCTGGTCTGGCCGAGGTCCTCGGCGTCGGTGGTGACGTAGCCCCAGAACCAGCGTCGCGAGCCGTCGGATCGCTCGACATACCAGTGCTCCGGCGTGCCGAGGTTGGCTAGCAGGGTGTTGTGAACGGTGCGGTTCCAGAGCAGCTCGATATCGACGGTGCCGCCGACGGCAAAGCCCGGTTCCTTCTCGCGGTAGGCCTGGCCGTTGATCACCGGGGAATCCGAGTTGGTGATGTCCTCCATTTCCAGGTTCGGACCGTTGAAACGGGCGCTCTTGACGTAGCTGACCTGGCCGCTGACGGAGCCGACGAGTTTCGGTCTGGCTAACATGATTAACTCACTCCTTTCGCGGACAGATCCGCAAAGTCGGTGCTGTAGGTGACGGCGAGCGACAGTTGCACGCCGGCGATCGCTGCTTCGTTGTCCTCGATCGGGTCGACCCGCTGGATCGCCAGGCCGCCGGCGCAGGCCCAACCGCCGACGTCGTACTCGGCCGCCAGGGCGTCGCAGGCATCGGCCAGGGCGAGATTGACCCGCGTGGCGATGGGACTTGTCGCGGTGTCGGAATCGATGAGAATCAGATAGACGCTGAAGGCCGCCACGTTGACGAGGTCGCCCTCGGTGACCTCATCGACCGGCGTCTCCTCTTCGACGAGGATCGCCGTGACGCCGGCGGTGTTGCCGGTGACCTCGGCGTTCCACTCAATGCGCTTGCGGCGTACGGCCGTGAACCCGTCGACGGCGTTCAGAACGCTTTGCAGGCGGGCGGCGATGGATTCGATCACGGCGACGCTCATGCGTACCTCCGCAGCATCCGGCGGGTTTGGTGGTGGATCTCGGCGACGAGGCGACGACGACCGAACCGCTCGGCGGCAGTCCGGATCTCGGGGTGACGGGTCCAGATGTAGCCGAGCGAGGCGCCTTTGGGAACCGTCAGCGGTGTACGGCCGACGAGCTGTTCGCCGACGCCGGTGCCGCGGACGCGGGCCCGGCGCCAGACCGTCTTGGACTCGATGCGCTCGCCGGTGGCGTAATGACGGAAACCGGCCGTCATGAACGCGCGGGGGATCAGCTTTCGGCCTTGGCCGCTGTTGTACGTGACGCCCTTCTTGGTCTGGCGGGCGCCCTTGAAACTGCTGATGGCGAAACGGTGGTCACTGTACCGCAGGCCGCCTTGCCACCGGTGACGGGAGGCCTTGAAGATCCGCGTGCGGCGGCGGATGGCGGACTTCTTGACGGGCAGCTCCTTGGCCAGAATGCCGTCGACGAACGTCCGGGTCCGGGTGACGGTCCGATTGATCGCCGGCGGCGCGACGCGGCGCAGACCGTGGGGAATGCCGCGGAGCATCCGCTCGGCGGCGTCCAGGGCCCGCTTGTCGAGCTTGACCGAGATTTCCAGGGGGGCCGCCATCGTCATCCAATCGCCAACGTCAGCCAGGCCGCATCAACGGACAGGACCTGCAGGATCCGGGCATTCTTCGTGCTGCTACTGCCCCACTTGAGCGGGAAGGCCACGACGTCACCGCCGGTATCGAGCGAAGCCGCGTCGATCCCGACGGTCGCGTCGTTGCGGACCCGCAGCACGGCGGTGGGGACGCCGTCGACCGGACCGACCGCCTCGGGCGGCTGGCGATCGAGGAAGCCCTCGATTGAACGCGCGACGCCGTTGTAGGGCGTGTAGGTCACGGTCTCCGGATCCATCAGATCCAGGGCCGCCGCGGCCGCCTGCTGTTGTGCGATGACAAAGTCACCCATGGGGGTCTCTCACAAAAACTTGATTAACAAGGCCGTCGCGGCACTGGAGCCGGCCGAGACCAACGCGATCCCGATCATGATCCCGACCACCAGGCGGCGGCCGGCAAAGAGGAACCGGCCGTGGGCACAGCTCGTGATGTGGGCGGCCAGCACCTTGCTGATCACCTTCTCGCTGACGCGCTCGGAGATCAGCTCGGCGCGGGATTCGATTAACTGGATGTCCTGGGCGCTCAACGCCATATCGCGATCCTCCCTCATCTGCTAGGCCGCGACTTATTCATCGACGATCAACAGTTGGCCGAAGTACGCGTCGAAGACCTTCTCCTCGAGGTAGTCCTCCACGCGGAGAATGTCGCTCTTAGTCTGCTCTTCGCGGTACTGATCGACCGTGTCGGGATTGCCGGCCATGTCCGCCCAGCGCAGCGTCCGGCCGACAGCGGGCGTCAGGACGGGGGAACCCTCGCCCTCGGCGACGCGGCCGATCCAGGCGTAATCGTCCGCCCAGATATCGGCGCCGCTGAACGCCTGGCCCTGGTCGGCGCTGTTGTAGACGGCGTCACCGACGATCAGGTGCTGCAGCCCAAAAATCGCCGCCATCCGCTCGCGGATCAGGTCAACGGTCAGCGTCACGTTATCCGGGAACCGGGCGATGATGCCGGTGTTGGAGCAGAGGTTCTCGGCCGTCGCATCGCCGATCACCAGGGCGTTGGGTTTGACGCCGGTGCGGCTCTTGACCGCCCGCATCGCGGTGCGGACGTGCGTGATCACGTCGCTGCCGGCGGCGTCCCACGGAGCGCCGCTGTAGTCGGTCTGCAGGTCGCCGGTCCAGGTCGTCGTATTGAAGATCGCCTGGCTGACGCGCAACTCGCGGCGCAGTTTCATCCGCAGTTTCATGATCTGCGTCTTCTCGGTCTCGATCTGGAAGTCGTTGGTGTATTTGCGGCGTTCGCGGTCGGTCACAGGGATCTCTAGCCCGTGGTTCTTCGTGGTGTAGCTGAGATCCTCGCCTTCGATGTCGATGCGCCGGAACGTGCCGCCCTCGGCCCGTTCGGTCTCGTCGGCCCGCATATTCTCGCGGGTGATGACCGAGATCGTGCCGTCCTCGGTCTGGACGGGGTAGCTGGGGAAGATGCGATCGGCAATGAGCGTCATCCCTTCCGGTACGAACTCGTGGAACGCCTCGCCGAGATCGGCCCGGGGCGTGGCGTAGGTTCCGTAGGTGATCATTTCGGAATCTCCTTTCGTCGCCCCCGCCCGGGCGCTGGTGGTTATTTATGCGATTGTCGCGACCGGGGCGATTAGCCGGCGGCCGAAGAACTGCTGGAGGAACTGGAGGAACTGGACGAACTCGAACTGGACGAACTCGAACTGGACGAGCTCGAACTGGACTGCTCGGCGAGACCGACGTGCGGGATCACCTCGATGATGCTGCCGGCGGCGCTGGCGGCCTTGACGGCTGTGCCGATCACCAGGGTGCCGGTCGCGGCGATGCGCCCGTTGGCGGCCGCGTAGACCTGCTCGTTGATGGCGATCGCCCCGGCGGCCTCGATCTGCAACGTGCCGCCGTGGCCGTAGTGCCGCACGGCGACGTGGTAACCACTGGCGACCTTCTGCTGGGTGACCCCGAAGCCATAGTCGGCGGCGTCGGCGTACTTGACGGTTCCACCGGTGGTATGGATCACCCGCCGGTACTGCTCGAGAGCTTCGCCCGTCTGCCAACTGCTCGGGCTGTTGGATTGCGCACTCATAATGTGTCACTCCCTTCGAGAAAGGATTCCTGATTGATGCGGCTTGCTGTCGGCCGCCGCGACTAGTCGGTGATCCGCTCGAGTTGGCCCCGGACCGGATGGGCCAGCTCTTCGGCGGCGACCTTGAAACGGCGATGCAGATCCGGCTGCTCGTTGCTGATTTGCTGCATCGCGGCCGTGATGCCGATGTTGCGTTCTTTGGCCCGCTGCCGCGCGACGGTCATGAAATCCTCGCCCGCCTCGGCGGCGGCGTTGCCCTCGGCGTCACTGGCCCCGATCGTGGCGTCGGCGCCGGTAGCCGTCTCGGCCTTCGGCGCGGTTTTGGCCGGCGGCGTGTACAGGGCCTTGGCCTGCTCGACGGTGGCGCCGCTCTCGTAGGCGTTGACCGCGTACGGCAGGTCGTCCGGGAAGGCGGCCTTAAACTCGGCCAGCTTGGCCCGCTCGGCGGTAGCGCCGTCAGCCTCGGCCTCGGCCTTGATGCTCTGGACGTCGACCGACGCCTCTTCACGTTCCTTGTCCATAGTCACATCTCCTTTTGCTTGGTGGGCCTCAGCGGCCGCCGTTTCGGAGTCTTGGGATGCTGTCGCGACGCGGATCGCGTCGATCAATTTCTTCTCGCGGGCCTGGGGCGCCAGCCAGGTGCGGCCGGTGGCCAGTTCGCGGACCTCGTCTTCGTCCATGTCGCGACCGGCCGCGACGGCCTGGACAAAGTGCGTGTGGATCTGGTCGATCGCCTCCTGGACGGCGGCGACCTGTTCGTCGGTGATCGGGGCGCCCATCACGCCCATACCCTTGTGTTCGCCCGAGCGAATGACGACCGCCTTGAAGCCCTCTTTTTCGAACCGCTCGGAATAGTCGTAGTAGACCGTGAAGACGCCGATCGAGCCGATGTGCCCGTTGATGTCGGCGGCGACGATCTCGCTGGCCTGGGACGCCAGGTAGTACGCGGCGCTGGCGGCCATGCCGCCGACCACGGCGCGGACGGGTTTGTCCGACGCGGCGATCATCTCCGCCGTCTCGGCGACACCGGTGACGATCCCGCCGGGCGAATCGACGTCCAGGCGGATCCGCTTGACGCGGCTGTCACCGTTGGCCTCGGCCAACTGGGTCTGGATGTCACCGTAGGCCGTCGCCTCGATTCCGAAGAGTGCGAAATACCAGGGGACACTCGTCAACAGGACACCACGGATCCCGATCACCGCCTCGTCGCCCTGGACGGCCAGGGCCGGCTTGCTCGGCTGGGCGGCTTGGATCTCCAGCAGTTGCTCGCCGATCGGCATCTGGTCGAGCGTCGCGACGAACCGCTCGAAGCCGTCCTCGCTCATGCCCCAGAACTCCGAACCGATGGCGGCCAAGACGCGGGCGGCGGAACCGGACGAAACAACCAGGGATACGCCTCTATCGATCATCGTCAGACCCTCCGTCTTTGGGCTTGTCGTCATCGTCGTCATCGTCGGCCGGCTTGGCCGGCGCTTTGGCCGGCTCGAGCCCGGCGAAGTGCTCCCAGGCGACGGGGACGTTGTATTTTTCGCTGATCTTTTGGGCGATCTGGATCGCCTCTTCGACCTCGGCGGTGCGCGTCGCCACGACGTCTTCGCGATCGAGGTTCAGGGACTTACAGACGTGGGCGTGGGTCGTCAGCGACCGGTCCAGTTTGGCGCCTTGGGCTTGGGCCTCTTTGAGTTGGTCCAGCCACGGGAAGGTCGGGCGGATCCACTCGGCGACGGCCGCGCCGTCGCCGCGGATCCCGCGTCGCAGTTCCTTCAGGGCGCGGGCGCCGATCTCATCGGCCCAGTGCTCGATCTTCCAGGCCAGCAGCGGGCCGTAGAAGCCGCCCTCCTGGAGGTCCTGGTAGGCCTGAAACGTCGTGAAGGCCTGCTCGAGGACCGCGCGGCTCTGCGAGTAGTTGCTCTGAGTCCAGTCCAGCAGGATGATCTCCAGCGGCAGGCCCAGCGGCAGGCCCAGCAGCCGCAGGAACATTCGGATCGACGCGGGGAAGTCCTTGCCCGGGATGTTCCGCTCGATGCCCTTGACCTCCTCGCCGGGGTTGCCGTGAAAGATCAACGCATAGTCCAACTCGGTCATCCGCGTGGTTGTGTCGTTGCCCTCGTCGTCGGTCTTCTCGTCGTTGGTGGCCGATTCGTTATAGCCCATCCCCGGGCCGCCCTCACGCAGGACCGCGACGGCGAACCGGGCGAGCAACTGCCAGGAAATGGCCTCGGAATCGCAGACGTCGTTGATCCGGTGCAGCATCGGGAAACTCGACTGCAGGGCCGGGACGCCTCGCGTCTGGCTCGGCCGCTTCGGATCGACCAGGAATAGGAAGTCGGAAGCCTTGACCGTCTTCTGCTTGGCCGTGTCGACGCGACCGTGTCCGCTGTAGGGGCAGACGTGGTAGAAGGTCGGCGTGCCATAGTCGTTCTTGTCGATCCCGTCGTCGATCGTGCGGTGGTCGATCTGCTCGGCCTCGATCAGGCGGATCGTCGCCTTGTCCGTCTTGATCACGCCGAGATCGCCGGCCGTCAGCAGCTCCCGGCAGACCATGCGGGCGACCTGGCCGCCGCTGAGCAGGCCCCGCACCTCCGGCCGTTTCCACCATTGGCGCCACAGGCCTTCGATCTTCGTGTTGGCCTCCTTGCTCGAGGTCCGCACTCGCAGGCCGAAGCCGTTGCCGACGATGTAGTTGACCGCGCGACCGATCATGCCGACGTAGATCCCGTTGTTGCGCTGCAGGTCGCGGCTCTGAGCCAGCAGGGCCTTGCGATGATAGCTCAGGTGTTGATCGCCGGAGTAGGAGGTGTAGGCGCGCCCATCGTGGGTGGCGGCCTTGGCGGCGCGGTAGCCGTAGCCGGTAAAGCCGTAGGTCCCGCGCGGGTGACGCTCGATGTCGACGTTCCGGCCGTGCGTGTGACGCGGTCGACTCGCCCGTCGAGCGATCGGCCGGCCGCCGGCGTCCAGGATGGATACGGAACCGCTCATACGCCGAGGCACCTCCCCCGGACGAAGTTGGCTCGCTGGGCGCCGCTGGCGGTGTTGAGGACCTTAGCCTCGAGCTTGCCCTGTAGCGCGGCCAGCGAGCTGTGCGTGACCTGCTGAGACGCCGTGGCCAACTGCTCGGGCCGACAGGCCAGCAGGTACAGGACCGCCTCGAGCAGGTTTGCCGCCTTGGTCTCGCTCTCCCACCAGGCGAGATTGTCCTTGTACTGGCTCAAGGCGTCGGTCAGTGTCGAACTGCTGGTCAGGGCCATCAGGCCACTCCACAAAAGAAAAAAGGCGACGACTGGGGAAGGGTGCGGCTCCGCCCAGCCATCGCCTGCATGGCACTACTTGATTGTCTCAAAAGAACACGGGGCCCGGCGAGATCCCAGTTGACCCCGCCCGGCCCCTGTTTCATTAGCTATTATCGACGCTCAACGGCAGTCAGCACAACCGCCGGTCAACACCTTTTCGCAACTTCCCTCCAGAATCTGGAGGAATCTTCCCCCTCATAGGGCCCATGGGTCCTATCGGTCCTATGTCCAATCCTCCGCCGCCGGGGCCCGCCCTTCGGCGGCGGCCAGTTGCCCCTTGATGTGGTCCAGGGCGCCCGGCATGTCGGCGACCGGGAATTGCCTGTGTGTCTCGGCATGACGCAAATCGTCGGGCGGTGAGTCCTTGCCCTTCCAGTGGACCGTCATCAGCCAGCGGCCGGCGTGGAAGGCGCTCAAGAGCTGCTGGCACAACACCGGCTCGGCCCGCAGGTGCTCAGTCAGCTCCGGATCCAGAGGCGGCGGCTCCGACTTGGGCGGCGTCACCGGCGGCGGTGTGATGTCCTGCGGCGTCCTCGGTAGATGTCCGCTCGGTGTCAGTATCCGTACGTCCTTCGGCATGGTCCGGTCCTTTCTGTGGGTGCTTTCGGTTAAGGTGGCGCGTCAGGTCGCCCTGGCGACCGTAGCGTTTGTCGCAATGGGGACAGGCGAACGGCTTGCGCTTCTCTGCCTGCTCCGGCGGCGTCTCGACAGGAATGCCGTTGACGGCGAACTTCCAGCGGCAGGTCGCCCGCCGGCAGATACGCAGTTGCTTGCCCGTCTCCTGGTCGCCGCCGCGGCGAGCCTCGGTGTCATATTGCTTACACCGAGTACACTGCCTCTTGGACGGGAAGACGTACCTTTTTTTCTGGGTGCTCATGAGACTCCTTTCTTGCGGCCGATGTCCCGCTCCACGCGGGTGCACACGGTCTGGCCTTGCAGTGTCATCGAGAGAATACGGAACCGGCCGTCAGGCCGGGTGACGGTGTCACCGGGCGAGGCGGGCCGCTGGCGATCGAACGGCTCCCGCCAGATCTCGTCGCCCGCCTGGTCGACAGCGATTTCGGTTAGCTGCCTGCTCATGTCGCGATCCTTACTCCCACGTCCAGTGGGGACGTTCATTATCTAAGTGTGGGTCCAGCGCCGCTTGAGAATCGTCGATCACCCAGCGACGATGCTGCTCGTCTCTATTCCCACGGAATAGATGCCGGTATGCTCCTATGGTGCGGTTGCGCTCGGCGAGTTCGGCGGCCTGGATCTGCAACGGCCCTACCCACTGCCCTTGCCCCGATTCAACATGCTCAAGTAGGTCTCGCAGGCCCCTCTCACGAAACATGGAAAGAGCGAACACTCCCCACCCGATGCGCCAGCTCCGCCGACCCATCCATGTGCCCCTGAACAGTTGCGGCCGCCATGCCCATATCCGTCCGTCTCGCCGGCGGGTATCAATTTCAAAGGTGAAGACCATGTCGTGCTCCTTTCAGTATCGTGTGCGGATCGGTCGGCGGGCCAGGGGCTTGCCGACGGGTTTGCTGGTCTGACCGCCGGGCCGGATCCACCGGAAGTTGGCCAGTTCGGCGGCCAGGCGGGCGTGGACGCTGGCGTCGAGCAGGTGATTGGCGCGGCCCTTCTTGAGGACCCAGATATGCTTCTCTTTGCCCCGGACGCGGATCGTCCGCTGCTCTTCCGACGACAGTTGCAGGCGGATGTCCTCGGTGACATCTTTCGGTAAATGGAGGTACCCGGGCCCGGGGATTTGGTTCTCATAGAGCCCGCGATAGAGCGCATCCTTGAAGGCGTTGACGTTGACGTCGTAGCGAATGATCGTCCGCGGATCCCGGCGCCGCTTGGCGTTACCCTTGCCCTGCACGGGCGCCCGGAAGGCCTTGTATGCCGCCTGGGTGACATGCTCGCTACCCCGGGCGGCCACAACGGGCAGGCCCTTGTCCTGGACGGTCCAGGCGTACTCGGTCACCGCGTCGCGGTGGTAGGCCGAGTCGCCGGAGGCCATCACCACGGCCAGCCGCTTGCCCGGATCGGCCGCCGTGGGGATCCCGGCGCCGATCAACTCGGTCAACGGCTGGAAGTTGGCCACCTGGCGCGTGTCGCCCGTCTCGATCCGGCCGGCCCAGAGCAGCCAGCCTTCGAAGAGATAGCCCCAGCCGTAGACCGCCACCCACACGTGATCGAGCTGAACGTCGAAGCCGAGTGTCACGCCCAGAACGCCCTCCGGAGCGAAGCCCATCTCGTAGCTGTCGTCGACGTGTTTGAGCAGCGCATCTTCCGGCGTCTGTTTGGCCGTCTCGACCCAGGGCTGCGCCTCGCGGGCGGTGAAGTAGTTCTTCAGCGGCTCGATGTCGCCGGACCGGCGGGCGACCTGGGCCTCGACCCATTCGGCGGCCAGTTGCCGCACGGAGAGGAAGCCGGGATAGGCCATCAAACCGGTGATGCGAAAGCTCATCGACGCCCGCCGTCCGGCGTCGCCCTCGATCCGGCCGCGCTTATCGATCGTGCAACCGGCCGGCAGGAAGAGTCCCTTCTGCGTCGCCGCCCAGCGCTGGGC